CCGATAACCGACTCTATGTTGGTTGGTTCGGTACTCTGATGATTCCTACTCTGCTCGCAGCAGCAATCTGCTTCATCGTTGCGTTCATCGCAGCACCCCCCGTCGATATCGATGGTATTCGTGAACCTGTTGCTGGTTCTCTAATGTATGGAAACAACATCATCTCTGGTGCTGTGATTCCTTCGTCCAATGCTATTGGACTGCACTTTTACCCAATCTGGGAAGCCGCTTCACTTGATGAGTGGCTTTACAACGGTGGTCCTTTCCAACTCGTTGTCTTCCACTTCCTGATTGGTATCTATGCTTACATGGGTCGTGAGTGGGAACTCTCTTACCGCCTAGGTATGCGTCCTTGGATCTGCGTTGCATACTCTGCACCTGTTGCTGCTGCTTCTGCGGTGTTCCTGGTTTATCCTTTTGGTCAAGGTTCTTTCTCTGATGCGATGCCCCTGGGTATCTCTGGTACTTTCAACTACATGCTTGTGTTTCAGGCAGAGCACAACATCCTGATGCACCCTTTCCACATGCTTGGAGTTGCTGGTGTGTTCGGTGGTTCTCTGTTCAGTGCAATGCACGGTTCTCTGGTTACTTCCTCACTGGTTCGTGAAACCACTGAGAACGAGTCACAGAACTATGGTTACAAGTTCGGTCAAGAAGAAGAGACCTACAACATCGTTGCTGCTCACGGTTATTTCGGACGCCTTATCTTCCAATATGCTTCCTTTAATAACTCACGTTCACTACACTTCTTCCTTGCTGCCTGGCCCGTTGTAGGCATCTGGTTCACCGCTCTTGGTGTATCCACGATGGCATTCAACCTCAACGGTTTCAACTTCAACCAGTCCATCATTGACTCACAAGGTCGTGTGCTCAATACCTGGGCCGACGTTCTGAACCGTGCAGGTCTGGGCATGGAAGTGATGCACGAGCGCAACGCTCACAACTTCCCTCTTGACCTTGCTGCTGCTGAGAACACTCCTGTTGCTCTCACTGCACCTGCAATCGGTTGATACGGGTTACAATCTAATCTAGGGGTCTTCGGACCCCTTTTCTTTTCCACATTAATGTAAAGTTTTATTATGCCCGACCTTATTGAACTGCTGACTTATTATGTTATTGTTGCCGTGCTCTTCATCGGAGCACCTGCAGTATTTTTCACAATCGTCTTTATGCCAGCACTGATGAATACTAAAGGTGCTGTAGTTGGTTATAAAATTCACCGCGACTATGGTGATACTACAATCTACGATAAGGTAAAGTAAACTAACAAAATGGATAAATAATAATATAAGTTTTTATCCAAAATAATAAGATGAATACTAAAGTTTGCTCTCAATGCTCAAAGGAAAAAGTCGTAACTGAATTTTATAAAAGAAAGAATAGACCATCTGGTTATCTTTCCGAGTGTAAAGAATGTACCAAACAAAGAAACTTGAATAGGTACAAAGATAATCCAGATAAAATAAACGACATGCGAGCAGCAAAAACATATGGAATACCATATGATGATGTTGTAAAAATGAGAGAGGAAGCAAATGGTATTTGTAAGATATGTGGCAGAGAAGGTGTGAAGCACCATTCACGATTAGTAATTGATCATTGCCACAAAACTGGAAAGGTTAGAGGATTGATTTGCAGTAAATGTAATACAATACTTGGTTATTGTAATGATGATCCATCTATCTTGAATAAATTGTCCACTTACTTAGAAAAAAATGGTAGCATCAACATTAACACAACAACAAACACGGGGGTGGTTTGATGTCCTGGATGATTGGGTTAAACGAGATCGTTTCATATTTGTTGGCTGGTCTGGACTTCTTCTTTTTCCCACAGCTTATCTTGCTCTTGGTGGTTGGCTTACTGGGACAACTTTCGTTACGAGTTGGTACACTCATGGCCTTGCATCCTCCTATCTTGAGGGTGCAAACTTTCTTACTGCGGCAGTTAGTACTCCAGCAGATTCTATGGGTCATTCTCTTCTTCTTCTCTGGGGCCCTGAGGCTCAAGGGGACATCGTTAGATGGTTCCAACTTGGGGGACTCTGGACTTTTGTGGCATTACACGGATCTTTCGCTTTAATTGGTTTCATGCTTCGCCAGTTTGAGATTGCCCGTCTTGTAGGTATTCGTCCTTATAACGCAATCGCATTCTCTGGTCCTATCGCTGTGTTCGTCAGCGTGTTCCTGATGTATCCCCTGGGTCAATCCAGTTGGTTCTTTGCTCCATCGTTTGGTGTGGCAGCAATCTTCAGGTTCCTTCTGTTCCTACAAGGTTTCCACAACTGGACCCTGAACCCCTTCCACATGATGGGCGTGGCAGGTATTCTTGGTGGTGCTCTGCTCTGTGCTATTCATGGTGCTACAGTAGAAAACACGCTCTACGAAGATGGCGAACAAGCAAATACTTTTAAGGCTTTTGAACCCACGCAAGAGGAGGAAACTTATAGTATGGTCACTGCGAACAGATATTGGTCTCAAATCTTCGGTATTGCTTTTAGCAATAAGCGTTGGCTACATTTCTTTATGCTCTTTGTTCCCGTCATGGGTTTATGGACATCTTCTATCGGGATTATCGGATTGGGATTAAACCTGAGGGCTTATGATTTTGTAAGTCAGGAGATTCGTGCTGCTGAAGACCCGGAATGGGAAACTTTTTACACGAAGAACATATTATTAAACGAAGGGCTTCGTGCGTGGTTAGCACCAGTAGACCAACCACACGAAAATTTTGTATTTCCAGAGGAAGTTCTTCCTCGCGGAAATGCTCTTTGATAATCATCTTTAATAATCAAGACCCGAAAGGGTCTTTTTTATTGACTACTTTTCCAAACTATGATAATATAAATAATATAAGTTATTCATAGTTTGGAAAGTTATGTTGTGTATTTTAGATATAAAGTCCGCACCAAAAGGTAGAATAGCAAAATGTCTTTGTGAATGTGGGGTTGAGAAAAATATATTTTTATATTCTATAAAACCTGGTGGTAAAGTTAGAAGTTGTGGATGTTATAGGAAGAAAGAGCGGGCAAGAAGAAATGTGATAGAAAAACCTGTAGAAGAAAGGAAGTGTGATGATAGAAGATATAAGATGTTTCATAATGCTCAACACAGAGCAAAAATAAAAGGTATTCCTTTTAGTATAATTATAGATGATATTATTATTCCAGAAACTTGTCCTTTGCTTGGAATACCTTTGGTTTCTACTAATAATAAGAGAGACCCAAGAAACCCTAGTTTAGATCAAAAAGTTCCTGGTAAAGGATATACCCCAGATAATATTTGGGTTGTGTCTTCACGAGCAAACTGGATAAAGTGTGACGCATCCCTACAAGAACTAGAACTCCTAGTAGAAAATCTCAAATGTCACTCATTCTAATATTCTTCATATTATTTGGCATATTCATGGTTGTGCTATCACTCACAGACCATTATCATTATTAATAAAATAAATACTCATAAGTCGCAAGCACTTATGGGACCTCTCCAATCGCCCGAAGAATACTTGTTCAATCTACAAGCAACAAGTCAATCAGAAGCAAAACGATTATGGAGAAAACAAATAAAAGAAAGTTGGGATCATAAATGTGCTTATTGTGGTTCAGAAGAAGATTTAACTCTTGACCATGTTATTCCACAATCAAAAGGTGGTTTAGATATTACAAGAAATGTAGTATGTTGCTGTAAATCTTGTAATCAATCCAAAGGACATGACCATTGGAAATTGTGGTATGTTCAGCAAGATTTTTATTGTGAAGGTAAATTTAACTTGATAGAGGAATGGATGGAACCACCAAAACCAACCAACCTCTATGCATATCGTCCAAGGAAAAATATTAGATATTAAACCCTTAATACATAAGAAGGTTGCTTTTATACTAATGAAAACCTTATCACTTTCAGAAGACCAGATTAAACTTCTGGCAGATGCTCTTTGGATGCGTCAGAGGTGCTTTATTGCAGGAGATAGAAGATTTAAAGAATATGGTATAATGTTGGATGAACTACTTGAAGGAATGGAGTATACTCCCAGTAGATATTGATTATGACTTACGATACAGTTTTCATCTCTGATGTTCATTTAGGAACACCTAGATGTAATACTCAAAAATTTTACAAGTTCCTCAAAGAACTAAAAACAAAAAAGTTAGTGATGGTGGGTGATATTATTGACATCTACTGTATGGAAAAATATAATACTCGTTGGACAAAAGAACATACAGAGTGTGTTCACCAGATTCTAAACCTAGTCAAGAAAGGTACGGAAGTCATTTATATTCTTGGAAATCACGAAGGTCAGATTCGTCGCTATTGTGATTTCAAACATAAGAACTTCCAAATGGTGGATGAATATGTTCATGAAGATTCGAATGGAAATAAGTTTCTTTGTATTCACGGTGATAAGTATTCTGAGTATTCTTCTGGGTCTTGGAAACAACTTATCTTCAACAAAGGATATGAGATTATTACGCCTTTGAGTTTGTGGTTAGAACGATTCTTCCGATTTTCTTTGGTTTATGCTTTAAAGAACAGTGTGAGGGGAAAGAACTATATCAATCAATACGAAACTGATATTGCTTCTTTTTGTGTCCAAAGAGATAAGAAATATGATGGGGTTATTTGTGGACACATTCATTCTGGAAATATTCGTAACTTTGGAAAGATTACTTATATGTGTTGTGGAGATTTTGTAGATACTTGCTCTGCGATTGTGGAGAAGAATGGAATTTATTCACTTGAAAAATACTAATGATTACAACTGAAACACCATACAAACTCGCAGAAATTATCAGAGATACCTGGCCAAATCTTTACAGACCAGCAAAAGAAACCTATAATACAAAGAGTAAGACAAAAAAGAATGTATGATTATTGGGTGGTGATAGATAAAACCACAGGTAGAGTGATTGCTCACTGTGGTGAAGAAAAGGATGCTTTAATGTTAGTTGGATTTGATAAGGACAAAAGAACTTATCGAAAGCAAAAGTTCATTATGGATCAAGTCATTACAGTAACATCGACAACAGACAAACAACTTCCGGGTCAACAAGGACTACCTGCCGCGAAAGAAGAACTACCTCCTGTAGATTTTCAACAACAAGTATGGTTGCCTGAAGGACAAGGAATTCCAGTTAATGCTAAATAACTTTCAGTTTATTAAGAATCATGAAGTTTACAGTTTATTCAAAAGACGGTTGCCCATATTGCACAAAAGTCCAACAAGTGTTAGAGTTAGCAGAACTACAACATGTAGTTTACAAACTTGGTGTTGATTTTAATCGTGAAGAATTCTATGCAGAATTTGGACAAGGTTCTACTTTCCCCCAAGTTATTGTAAATGATAAACATATTGGAGGGTGTACTGATACTGTTCAATACCTTAAGGAGCAAAACTTAGTTTAATGAATAGCAATTTTCACGAAGTTTACAATGATGTTGAGAAAGCCATTGATTATGCATTCAATGGTCAATTTGTTTTAAAGTTTTATGATTACTTAAAAGTTCGTGGAACTAAAAGAGTAGAAGTTGAAGAGTTTATTGAAAGTGCAACTGCAAGTGAACTTAATAATCTTGTAATGGATCTTGATGATTATCTTGAGGGTGGTTCTGATGAAATGCACAAACAACTTCGTGAAGGTTACGGACACATTCCAAAACCACAAGCAAGAAAAATCAGAAATTACTTGTATGGCATCTTAGAAGATGCATGGAAATATAGTCATGACAAAAGACCAGGGCGACGCAAAAAGCAAACTAAATAAATCAGAACCCCAAATCAACAGGGGTGTTGAGTTATTACTACGCAATAGGAGGAGAAGATCAGAAAGACCCAAAACTTTTCAAGTGAAGTTTGGTAAAATGATCTCTCTCTTCAAAAGAGAGTTTCATTTCTTTATCGACTTTCATTTCGACATAAGGAAAAAATAGAACTCTCTGGAGAAGACAAATGCTAGCAGTAACTCTAACCATAGGAACACTAGTTTCAATAATGTTCTTTTTTGTAGGAGGAGTAGTAGGATGGTTGGCGAAAGAACACTTCTACCAAACTCAACCAGTTTACACCCACCCAGAGATGTTTGATGTTAATGGGAATGTAATACCAGACGAAATTTTAGCAGTGAGATTTGAAAATGACTACGACTACGACGAAGACGAAGAAGACGACGACTGAAAAACCAATCGAAGCTCTTCCTATAAATCCATTCATATATGAAATTTTAGAACTTGCTTCTAAACAAAGAAGCAACGCTAAAAAAGTGGAAGTTCTAAAAACTTATGAGCATGATTCTCTAAAGACCATTTTTATTTGGAACTTTGATGAATCTGTAATATCTCTTCTTCCTGAAGGAGATGTTCCTTATGCGAATGCAGAGGAACAATCTGTCTATTCCGGAACTCTATCAGATAATTTGAGAATGGAAGCTGCTGGAGGAGAATCTGCTACAGGTCAAGACCTTGATGGTAGAGGAAAAACTTCTCTTCGTAGAGAATATCAAAATCTTTATCATTATGTAAAAGGTGGTAATGCTGGACTTAATACT